ACCCATCCACACCGCTCCTGCCTCGCCTCGCCAGAACATGCCATGTCGTTCCCGACCATACCCCGCCATGCCTTTCCTGCCTTGCCTCTCCGGGCCACGCCAGAACGTTCCCGTCCTCACCCCGCAATACCTTTCCATTCCTGCCTCGCCTGGCATTTCCACTCCCCGTAATTCCTCGCCTCACCCCTCCTGCCGCGCCGAGCCTTTCCCTGCCATTCCTCGCCTCACCATTCCTGCCGCGCCCCGCATTACCTTTTTGCACCAAACCTCGCCCTTCCATTCCTGCCTCGCCAAACCCAGCCGCACCTTTCCAAGCTTGTCCTCGCCCCACCTTTCCTGCCGCGCCAATCCGTTGCTCGCCGGAACATTCCTCGCCCCACCTTTCCTGCCTTGCCGCAACCCGCCTCTGCGCTCCGCGCCACACCTAGCCACCCCACTCCTGCCTCTCCGCGCCGCGCCTCTACGCGCCAAACCAGACCTTTCCTATCCAGCCTTGCCTAGCCTAATGTTTCCAGAAGTAGCCCTTCCTGCCTTGCGTCTCCGGTCCTGTCCCAACCTCACCTCACCTGCCGCGCATAAAAGCTGCGCCAGTTTCCCGGCGCAGCCCATCTCAATTATTCCGCTGCAATTGCATAACTGCCGGGAAGTGTTGGACGTAGTTCACGCTCTGCCGCTGCATCAAAGAACCACGACATCAATTCATCCGTCTCATCATCAAATGAAACAGGAGTTTCAATCGCGCCTATCTGTGCTTCACGACCTTGATGCTGAGTGATGCGCAACCAATCAGCGTCATCCGCAGTAACCAAACGAAAACGACCAAAGCTGCCACCCTTTTGTGGGCGCCAATCGCCAATTCCGACAATCGTTCCAGCCGCAGCCAGAAGGTTCAAGACTTGGCTCTCTTTGACCAAGTTAGAAACAATCTGAATCTCCAATGCACAGGCCCATTCTCTAAAGATCGGACGGGTGCGCATATCTGGAACACTGTTCATCCCGCTACTGCGAACCATGCGGCAGAACATCGATGGCAATCCATAGAAATGAACTGTGTGCGATGTAATGCCAGTTAAGCGCATGATAGCAGCCCGTGTTGCTCCGGGCATATCAACCGCCGCTTGACCTATTGCTTTGTGGAAACAATTTGTCGGCAAATGAACAGCCGTTGGATAGTTTTCAGAACGGCTCATATACATGCCGCTACGAAACTCAGCGATAGGGTCGTGCTTTAATGACGTAGCCTTTTCAGCGCGGTTCTTTTTTGGCGCTGGCATAAGCATTTCTTGACGCGCTTTTTCACTAAAGCGGTTCATGATTAAGGGCGTCTCGCCAACAACCAAACAATTAAGTTTGCGTGTGTGCAGCTCTGTTACTTCTACTTCTACTTGCTTTGCTTTAGCCATTTTAATGATCCTTTTTTCTGGCAGTTGTTTTAGTCACCGTAATGAAATTTCCGTTTCTGTTTAAAACGGAATTTCGTCGTCAAGGTTGTCAGGCGTGACTTGAACCTGCACCTTTTTGGTTTCGCCGTCTTTCAGCTTGAACTTTAATGATAAGAACTTGCCGCCGTTGCGACCTTCGCGCTCTTTAGCGTCGATCCAAAACTCAGTTCCATCAAACCAAACGCCAGATCCACGTTGCTCTGGGTGCCAAGACTCAGTCTTGCGCTCGTTTTCGCTTAATGTGCCTGTGCCTTTTTTATCAAACTCAGCCATGACTTATCCTTTCAAATCTGTATCGATATTGTTGAACTCAGTTCTGATCGCTGCTTGGTCAGCAACGTCCATGCGATCACGCTCTTGCTTTGTGTCTTTCGCCCAAACCTTGAGCTGTTCGCGCGTTGTTATGCGCGCCAGTTGTGCAAGATATTTTTTACGAGCCTCGGAAGATTCCTCCTCCGTCATTGGAATTACTGGCTCAGCCTTTGGTTCCTCTTTAGGCTTTGGCGGCTTAGGCGCTGGAATAGCTATGCCCTTAACTGCTTCGCCATCGTCCTCCAGCGTTTCATCTGGCGCGACAAGGCCAAGCGTCTGCATCGAGAAGCGGCGCGCATATGATAATGCGCTGCCGAATTTCTGACTGTCAGGCAAAGGAAACCGCGCTACTGGCATGATACATTCCTCACTCTCGCCAGTGAGGTCGCATGTCAGAGATGTTTTTAATTGAACAAGTTCGCCCTCAACAAAAGTTGATTGTGAAAATACCAAGTGATGATCGGCGTAGAGTTTGATGATACTTTCAAGCGTGTTTGCCAGAGAAGAATAGGCGTTTTTATAAGCGCCTTTTTTATCCGTATGAAGGTTGGTTAAAACCATCAAAACTTCTCTCTTACATGTGTAAAAATTTTTTATGGCCTCAGTCATTTTGACTCTCTGATTGTTATAGCGCCGCTCTTTGAACGTGATGCTTTAATGCCGTGGCCAAAAGCCTCGGCAACATCTTCCTCGATAAGCGCCTTGATCTCTTTGACGGATGTTTCAAACGCTTTGGCGTAGCCTTTATTGGCGAGCCATACGTTTGCGTGTTCAGCCCATGAATTGCTGTCGCTCATATCAACTTTGCGCACAGCTTCGACGTTGGCCTTTGGTGGCTCAACTGGCACAGGCTCGTCACCTGTTTCTACGCAACGCCAGAACTGACGCTCAACGCCGATAAGCCCTGTGATATAACCATCATCGCGTGGGATCTGATAAACTTCCCATTTATGGTTGCCGTAAATGACGGAGAGATATGCACCGTCAGCGCCAGTCACATAGATATTGTGTTGGAGCTGCGGGTAATAACGCTCTTGTATTTCTTCTGGCTTGGCAAAAGCATTGACATGCTTTGCTTCAAAGACCCACTTACTCATCGTCAACCATCCCGTCTAATGTGCAGCTCATAAAAGGCTCATCAAATGATGATCTTTCATCGCCTTGGTTGGTGACGGTTTTGCCTGTTTGCTTCTCAAACCAAGCGACATTAAAGGGCTCAGTGAATGAGCCAAGCGCCACCATGAGATTGTTTGACAAGTCTTCAGCGTCGATAAGGCCGCGCTTAAACAACCAAAGGTTGCGGATCTTTTCTGGATCACCACCAACAAGGATGTTTGCGTCAGAGCCGCCAAGGAAATGACGGCGGCGCTCAATCTGCTCTTTAGTCAGCATTAAGCTCTCCCATGATTGCGTTAAACGCAGCAATGGCGCGAGCCCATTTGTTCCGATTAACTTCTGTCGTTGAGAAGATGATGTTTGGGTAGCCACCGTTATCGGTGACGTTGATGAACACAGCGCCAACTTCTGGGTTGTCGCTATATTCGACGATGTTCATTTTGACATCGCCCTCAAGCATGTAGTGAGCGGTGCTAATCAGCCTCAATTTCGTTCCTCCATTCAAATCGGAAGAACAACAATATATTCAGAGGCTCTTAATAGGCAATAAAATATTCAGAGTTTCTTAATGGACCCTGTTAATAACGTCTGAAGATTTTTTTTATCAATGACTAAGTTTTGATCTTGCTCAATGACTTCTGTTGTGTTTTTGGTTGCATGTAAAATGTAGGGGTAGCGTATGAGTAACAGGGACTTACGCAATCTTGCGATGCAATTAGCCTCGCAATTGCCAAAAGACGCTCAGGATCTTTATTTTGTTCTCGATCTCATGCGTGAGCTATCGGACTATTGGCTCTTTCAAGATCGCACACTTTACCCGCAGGGGCGGGTGCCAGTGACTCAGGATTATTTGGACGAACGTTTGGCCGAGGTTGAGGCGCGGGCATTGCGCGGGGGATCGTCGTCTGAGTTTGACGAGAGCAATGTCATCAAACTCGTCGGCAAAGAAGAAATGTCATCCCGGTAAATGTAATCAAGGGTTGCGCCAGTAAAGGTGCAAACTCTTAAAGCCGCTTCTACAGGGAAGGGGCTATTGCCGCGCTCCCACATATTATAAGTCGGCGGCTCGTAGCCAATCAGCCTTGCGTAGCCCGCTTGGATTGTAAATCCCTTGGCCAAGCGTATCGCTTTAAGGCGGTCCCCGACTGATTTCCAATCAGATTTTTCCATAGACTCACAATTACCCTGACTCAACAGATTCCACAAACCGTATAGCGTTAAGAATTTCTTAACACAATAAGTAGAAACCCCCAAATATTTTATTCAGACACCCTTAATGCTTCTTGACAGGCATTAAGAGCCCCTTAATAGTCTGAAAATGAGCAAATCAGTCAAAACCTTAGACGGTCTGATTACCGCGCTAGGCGGTCGTCGCTCCGTCGCTGCACTCTGCGATCTCCGCGAGACTGCGATCATTTATTGGCAAGAGCAAGGTTACATACCGGCTCACCGATACCCGGAATTACACCGCGCATTAAAGCGCCGAGGCTTTGAGCCCGATCTCTCCATTTTCAAATGGACAAGAGCGCGAACGTCTTTGCGCAAAGACTAACCTCCCGCGCGGGGATCTCCCCATTTCTTTACCCCGCGCCAACTTCCCCGGTCACGCTCGATGTCGTGATCGGGGGCATTTCTTCAGAGAATAAGATGCGGCTTATTTCCTTTGTCATCCCCGGAGATCCAGTTCCATTTGCCCGCGCTGGTTCAATGGGTAAACGCCGCTTCACTCCTGCCAAGCAATCTCAATTTATGTCGATGGTGAAAATCATCGCTCATACGTCGATGACAAATAAACGATTGCTTGATGGCGCCCTCAGATTGACGATCGAGGCTCGATACTCTCGTCCTGAGTCATGGTCGCAAAAAAGAAAAGACGCGACGTTCTGGAAAGTATCGCGCCCAGATTTATCAAACATTCAAAAGATCATTGAAGACGCGCTTAACGGCGTTGTCTGGAATGACGATGCTCAGGTGGTCGAGAGCATTGCAAGAAAATCATACGGCCACAAGTCGGAAACAATCGTAACGATTGAGGGGTTAGAACAATGATGTCTACCAGCATCTCAAAAAAGGATTATCATCAAGCCGCTAAAGAGCGTTGGAAAAGAATGGGCATGTCAAAAACAACGGTAGCAACCGTTGTGGTCAAGCCAATTCAAATTGCACCGCCGGCTGTTGTTGAAGCGCCAAAGATTGTTGAGGTTCCTTCAACCAAGAAAACCAAACAAATCGTTTATAAAAATCAGTATGGCGAATATCCCCACGTTCCATACAAGCCAATCACCCGCCAAGTTGTTCAAGTCATATGTGACTTTTTTAACGTCAGCGAGATTGATCTTCTAGCCGATCGTCGCTGCGCGGATCTTATTTATCCACGCCATCTGGCGTTTTATCTCTGCAAGAGTTGTTCGACGCAATCTCTAACCCAGATTGGCCGATCATTTCAGCGCGATCATACAACCATTTTATCTGGCATTAGAAAGATCGAGCGTTTGATTTTGGATAACCCAAAGGTCGCGCACGATATTCTTTTGCTTCGCAATCGTTTGTTCGCCCCATCCTCCAACAATGTTTATTGGGGCGCGTGATGAAACATTCTCCATCGCAACAATTAATGGCTTTGCGAAAAGTCAGAGAAGATCAGAAGCGCGGGCAGGTTACTGGCTCCAAGTCTGAGCGCGAGTTCATCAACGACATCATCGATACGATCATCGCCCGCATCGAAGCGGCTCTTGAGAAGGGGCAACGCTGATGGCTAAGGGTGGAATCTTTATCTATGTGCCGCACAATATCCGCAAGTTCTACGAGGATCTTGGATGGGAATATAGCGGCTTCGATGACGGCTATACGGCTCGATACAAATGGGCTGGCAAAGGCAAACCAATCCTGCCTGACGCGCCAGAGGTGCGTGAACAAGCTCTCCGAGAGTTCGATGAGATTTGGCCGGAGGGTGGACGATGAACAAATACACGACCCTCATAACCCGGAGCGAATATTCTCACGCATGGAGCGAGGCTGGCCGTCGCCGTGAAATTCTCAGAGCATCACGCGATCAAAATTCTGGTCATGGCGTATCGACAACGCCTGAGTCAGAAGTCTGGTCTGTCATGGCTGAGATTATTGTCGGTCGGTTTACGGGATCATATCCGTCAGCATTGAAGGGCGGCTATGACCCGGACGATGCCGATCTATCCAATGGCATTGAGGTTAGGGCGACCCATCATTTTAACGGGCGTCTAATCATACGCAAGAAAGATCGTGAAAGGGCTCATCGGTATTTCGTCCTTGTGACCTACAAGGAGATGCCAGCATCTCTACCTCAGTTCGTCATCCACGGCGCCATCAAAGGCGCTGACGCGATGGTGGATCGTTTCTGGGAACAGTCATGGGGAAATGGCGGCGATCCATCATGGCTCGTCCCTCAGTCTGCTCTGACCGATCTGCGCCTCATCCTTCCCAATCTTAATTATCTATCATGGGGGAAGGTAGCATGAGCAACCCTTGGTTCAGACTCCACGCTGAGTTCTTATCAGACCCAAAAGTTCAGATGCTATCGGAGCAAGACCAGCGCCGTTTCATCATGCTTTTGTGCATGAGGTGCATGAGCAACAAGCGTGACGATTTGCGTGACGATGCCGTGACGTTCGCGTTACGCGTCACGGCTGAACAATGGCGCGTCACGAAAGAGGCGTTACGCGACCGTAATTTAATTGATGAAAATAATTTTCCTACAAATTGGGAAAAACGTCAGTATATCAGCGACTTAAAAGACGCTACCGCTGCGGCTAGGGCTAAGCGTTACCGTGACAGGAAACGTGACGACCGTGACGCGTCACGCGTGACGCCCGTAACGTCACGGCTACCAGATACAGATACAGATACAGATACAGAACATAGTGATACGAAAAAGGCGCGCGTAACGCGCGTTGTCTCTGTCAATCAATTTGATGAATTTTGGTCAGCTTGGCCAAACAAGGTTGGCAAACCAGCGGCGCAAAAATCATACGCCAAGGTTGCCGCCGAGCATGACGCGATCATGTTCGGGCTCTCCAACTACATCGCCAATAAGCCGCCGGACAGACCGTGGCTCAACCCTGCGACGTTTCTCAATCAACGTCGATGGGAAGACGCGCCCGCTCATGTCGAGCCTCGCGCACATCCCGCCAAGCAAAAAATCTCCGCGATAACCGAAGCAATTTTATTTTTGGATGACGATCATGGACAACAAGAAACGGATTCAATCAGCGATAGTTCACCTGTTCAACAAATTCCCCGCCTCATCTGCGTTGGGTCGTGAGGATCTGGTTAGCCGGATCAAGGATTATTGCGAGACAATGGGATCAACCAACGCCATCGATGTTGAGATGGCCTGTAATCGCCTTGCGAAGACCAACAGCGCGTTTATTCCATCGGCTGGCCAGGTATATAGCGCGGCGCAGGAAAACGCAGCCAGAAGGGTCGAGAGACTCACTGAGGCCCTACCACGTTTACCGCGCTATGAAATGCCGGAGGAGCAGCGCGAGGATATGAAGCGCCGCTTCAATGAGCTTGTTGATAAGCTGAAGTCAGGAAAACTAGAGCCACCGACAAATGGATTTACTGCCGATGAGCTGGCTGATGAAAATTTCATCGTCAATAGGCTAGGTTCAGATCGTTATACGATGAGGCCGAACCATCCCTACGGCTACATGACCAAGGCTGAGATAGCTGCCGGACCTGTTAGGCCAGTTGTGACAAGGACAATTCCAGCCTCATGGCTTGAGGTTTGGGAAAAACAAAACAACCGTCAGTATTACGGCCTGAGCGAAGCCGCCGAATGATGAACCAGCCGTCAATCGTTACGATGGCTGACTTGATTGCAGCTCTCAATAGGGTTCGTATCCATCGCGGTATGACCCTAATGGAGCTTAATGACCGCGCCGGATTGCAGGGTGGTTATTCAAATAAAATTTTCTGTGGCCTAAAAGCACTAGGACCGCTCTCGCTACCTGCTATACTGCGCGCCCTAGACTGCGAATTAATGGTTGTTCTTTCTCCTAGCAAGTTGAAAGAAGATGGAACAACTAGAGATAGTTATGAAGTTTTCCACAGGAAAGAAAGAAAAAAAATAGCCGCCAGCGGTGGTATTGCGCGAGCTAAAAAGCTCGACTCAAATAGACGCAGAGAAATAGCAAGGATGGCTGGACGGGCCAGCGCAGCAAAGAGAAAAGCCGACAAGAAAATTGGGGCTAAATTGCTGAAAAAGAGTCAAATTAAGCAAAACATGGGGAACATTGAGCAGGGCGAATTGTTTTAAATTCGCGTGACCCTTAGAGCTAGTGTGGGGTTGGCTTGAGAAAGACCAACCTTGGCTCACCGTGTCGATCCTTTCGCGCGTGAGCTAGGGCGACTCTCTGGTAGGAGTCGCCCCAATCTCTTTAAAAACAAGATACGTTTACGATCCCATTGAAATTAGTTGACACGCAATGGGAGCCATTATCGCCATACCAATTTCCGATATTGCCAGATTGCACATATGTGCCGCCGCTTGTTCGAGAGGGCGGGGCGTCAATATCGCTTGGCATATAGTCGCCTTGTGTTGGCAAGGGTGGCCCTAGGTCTAATGGGCCGGGACAGCTTGAACCTTCGTCACAAGCGATTGCGGATTTTGTTAGTAGGAGAATTGCGATTGCTGTTCTTAACATTTTGCTTCTCTTTCACTGGTAGATGATAGAGGGACAGATAGCCGATGCCCAATGCGCTCGCTATAACGGCCTGTGTGTGGCGTGTGGGAAGACGGTTGCCCGACTCCCATTGTGCGAGCTGTGACGCGCTCACGCCTAGCTTTTGGGCTAGATCGATATTGCGCAATCCAAGATGTTCCCGCCATGCCTTTATGAATAAGGGCGGGGGTTTGATAGGCGCCATTGTAGATCCTTTTTAAGATAGGGGGTTTTATATCCCCCCCTATTAAACTTGCGTATAGATCCCATATTGGTCGGCTATATCATCAGCGGTAAAACCCTGCGACTCTAAAAAGTCGGCTACCTCTCGCGGGTATAGGCTAACTAGGTCGAGCAATTCTTGATATGTGTCGCGCCGTGATCGTCGCGCTGGTTTCGTGAAATGCCAGTCATCATCAAAAAAGCTGGAACCCCTAGAATAATATAGATCATCATCTATATCAGCGGGATTGCGAGCGACCGTGATCTTTGAAAAGTCAATTTCACATAGTCTGTCTAAGAGCTGAGAGGCAAAGCGTATATTCTGACTTTCAAGGGCGCTGTGTGCGTCATTGTAGCCGCATGATAGATTGCTACATTCTGGGATTAAACGCTTATAGTTGGCTGTATCTGTGAATGTGCCGCCGCTATCTGGTTTGTAGAGCCCTCCTAATTGCTTTGACAATGACTTGGCAAAGTCATCACTCGCCGTCCTTAATCCTTGATGGGTGATGACGCTATCATAGCCGCGCCTATCTAATGCGATTGCGACCTGTATATGCTCTAGCTCGCGCGCGTTATTCTTGGCGATAAAGTCGCTGCCAAGCCCTCCAACCTCCTCATCCCTATGAAAGATATACAGGCCCTCAATTCGGCGCTTAATCATTTGGCGCATAATCCAGACTCCGGCGCTATCGTCGCCGCCTAAGCAAGAGGATTGCTTCTCAGTCTTTGCAAGTCGCACATTGTCGCCGTCAATCACGATTGATTGATTTCCGTCTTTTGTGTGAACTGTGTCTGTGTGACATGACCATAAGACTGAGGGCGCTTTGCCTATCTTGCAATATCTGTTTCCGTATGAGTCGGAATATATCTGGGGTAAACTATCAATATAATGATCGACAAATGCTACCTCAGTTTTTGAGCGGGCCGGTCGCCTATGTGTTAGCATATTAACCAGCTCTTGTTGCGCGATTGTCGCGCTATGTTTGATTATCCTTGTCATGCTGTGATCCTTTTCTGGTAGTGACGCAAGGGCGCGCCAATATGGGCGCGATTATGCGCGCCCATAATGTCAAGCCCTCATGCTGCTATTGATTGCTCGCCGTCATCCTCATGAGCCTCAATAGGCATGACGCGCGCACGATTGACGGGGTAGTTGTCTTTGTAGTCTGTCGCATATGTGCGACCGTCTACACCCTCATATATCTCAATCTCGCCGTCATCGATGACTGATTGAGGGATCTTTGTTTCTTCATCTACAAACCATACATTAGTTTTTATCTCGCCTCTCCAATTACTGGCGCGAGAAAGATATTTCCAGCTTCTATTGTATCGCGGCACATAACGCTCTGTTACAACCTCAACATGGTCAAGATCATTTGAATAATACTTTCCGTCATACTCAAAGGCGCTATCATCGACTGATGACTGTGACCAATATTCTTCGTCTCCGCTATCATTAACAATGACGCTATGAATATCCTCGGTAGTATATTCGTGCCTATATTCGCAATAATTAATATCTCCGCTACTCTCGACATAGTTGTAAGAATAAAGATCGCCGTCTACCTCAACTGAGTGAATATCGTCGCTCAATCTTTCTTGGTAGCCGTGGCAATAGTAGGAATTTCTATCGGCGCAATGCTCGCACATATATGATGGATTATCAGGACGATTGCGAATAATTGCGTTATAAACAGTAGTCATATCGCTCTCGTCGGTCCTTTCGTCGCAATTCTCACAGATAGGACGATCATCAGCGTGTGTGTTTTCGACCTCACCATTTGTTTGATTAAGGTTGTAATCGCCATATTCAGCGACAATAAGATATTCGCCGTTATCAGTCGCAGCGCCACATTCGTCCATATATGGCGCGACATAATTTCCGTGATCATTCTCGACTAGCAGTAGACGCGCGCCCTGCATTGAAGGATTTTGAAGTGAATAATAGCGCGACTTCTCAAACCCCTCAGACTTTAACAGATCATGCAGGGGTGAATTTTCCCCTGCATAGACGCGCGAATATATTTTCTTCTCAGGCCAACAAAGGGCGCGGGCGATTGTGCGACCTTCATCGTCGGAGATATAGGCAATTGCTAGGTCGCCAGCCCCATATACTCTTGTTGGGTGATAACGGTCGCCATTTACCCGTGGCCAATGTGCTAGGCCGTGTCTCATGCAAGATACGCTCAAAGCATGGATTGAGGCGTCGTAATTGATATATACTCGCTCAATTTCGTCTGGGGTTGTTGCGAATTTAAGCGCGCCCTCAACAACCTTTGCATAGTTTGCATGGCGGCGCGCAATGACTTTAACGTCATCTTGCTCAATAGCGCCTTTATCTACCAATAGTTGGACATATGCCTCAATTGATATGAGTGATTGCTTATCTGAGGCGCCTTTAACTTCGTCCTTTGTATAGGCGATAAGTGAGGGCTTTTTCTTTGCTATGTGCGCGAAATGAAGCGGGAAATGCTCTATTGAGAGATTGTGCAATCTTTCTTCCAATGGCTTATATTCGCCCGCTTCAAAGCGCGCCGTTTCTCGCTCTTGCCAAGCAATGGCGCTTGTTTCTTCACATTTCCTGACTTGAAATTTAGCCTTAGTTTTAACGGATAAGAGGCGAGCGGCGCGAGCGGCTCTTTTACCGTCAACAAAGGTTATACGATTAGATAGCAGTTGTGATTGCTCCAAGGAATACAGGGTAAACATGTCTTATCCTCTCAAAGCCCGCTGGTAGACGGGATCGACGCTTGATTGCGCCCATAAGCGCCCTTGTGAGGCGCTTAAAGTCGCAATCAATGAAAGAGGATAAAGGGCGAAGCGATAACGCTCGCGGCGAGCATTAAGACGCCAACTGCTACGGCTGTTTCTTCGATGACTGTATTCATGGTGATTAATCCTTTTGTTATGCGCTGGTAGACGCAAATCAGATTTAACACGAGGCTAAAGGATATGCAATGTTTATTTAGCGCCGTGATAAGCGCCGTCTATTTTGTCAAGTGATTTGTTTGTGGCGCGGATAGGCAATCAAGTGAGTCAACTATCTGTTTTTACTCATTATTTAACCACGTGTGAGTATGGTGCGTCGTAATGAGATTGAAATTGAGTCAAATCTCTTTGCGCGGCGACAATGCTTTATCTTGTGAGATTAAAGGGCGCTTTAGCGTAATGATCGAACAAGAGATGACACACAATAACGGCGCAATAGCGAGCGACACACAATGACAGACTATCGCCCTGGCATAAGCGAGATAGCCGAATATCAAGAGGCTATGCGAGCGGCTGGCATCACTCACAGCGACCTAATCAATAGCGCCAAGATCACAGCATATCGCAGCAATCAAAGCGCAATCAATCAAAGCGAGATTGAGGGGACAAAAGGTCGTGTCTCAGAGAAGCAACAAAGCGCCCTCAATATTCGCAATGACACGACGCTCGTAACCGACTTAGGGCAATTCCAGCTAAACGACGCGATACAAAAGGCTCAACTACAACTCTCCAAAGACAATGCGGCGCTAGTTGGTCGCTTCATAGTAGGGCTAGCGTTTAATCCCCCCATGTCATGACGGAACGAAGCGAGTCTAAACAGCGACTTAGCAATCAATCACACAGTCTCACTAGCTGTATGGCAAGGGCGCCCTCGGTGTGATCGAATAAATGATGAATCAAATCAATAGGTTAAACGATCGATCAAAAGCGACGACAGGCGATCGGGGGTCGGGGGGGCAAAACGGGGCACACCCCTACGTCCTCCCCCCGTCACACAGACATATCTAAAAAAAATCTGGAATCGAAACATGACGAGTCGAAAAAAAATCAGATCGCCGGAAACATTTGGTGATGTGGCGACTGCGGTGGCGGATCGCTATGGCGGCAATGTGGAAAAGGCTGGTGGCTACGATGAGATCGTTGCGAGGTTGCAAAAGGTGAATAAGAGTTTAGCGCGAGGGTTAGTTGAGCGTGATGTTGAGATTGAGCGACTGCGTAAACGCATAGGTCAGTTGCAAGGGACGTTAGTGGAATGGCGCAGCAAAGAGTGAAGGGACAGGCTGTGGCGCCCAAGGCGCTGATGGGGCCATTAAGGGAGCTGACGCCGAAGCATAAGTTGTTAGCGCAGTATGTGGTGAATGGTGTTGATAAGGCGCATTTGCTGCGCGGTGTGTATCGCAAGAGTCCAACTGAGGATGATCCCGATAGAGTTAGGGAGCTGAAGGTTGGGGAGCCGTTGAGGGTTGAAGAAGCTGCGAAGGTGTTGGGCTTTAGGCTGAGACATGCGCGGCATTTGTTTACTCAGGCTGTGTTTCAAAAGTTTTATCATTCAGAGATTGCTGCGCTGAGAGATGGCGCAAAGGCTGATGCCGTTAGGAAGACGATCGAAGTCTTGAATGATCCCGGTGATGGGAGCGCAGCATGGGCGAAGGTGAACTTGGCTGCGGCCCAGATGATCCTCGGAGAGCCGGGAGACGGTAAGGGTGGCAACGTCAATGTCACGGTTAATACAGCGATACAACTTCAGCCCGGCATCGTGATTAGGTTGAAAGATGGGATTGAGAAGCCGCCGTTAGAACTACAGGCAGAAGAAGATGCTTGAAAATGTTCCAGAGGATGTCGGAGAGCTGTTTAGTTCATTGATGAGCTTTTATCACGACACGCTGGATAAGTTTCGGGACATGGCCGAATCTGAAGAAGATTACGATTTCATGGTTGATGATTTGAATGGTTTTACGCTGAGCAAGTTCAACATGTTTTGCAAGAAGAACAAGCAGCCCTATCGCATCACACTCGATGCGTCGGAAGATGATGGTCATAGGTGTATGACCTTTATGATCGTGAGGGTTCATTGATGATTGAGTGGTTATTGAATTGGATCAAAGTGACGATCGGCAGATGGCTTTTAGCCGATGAGCTAGAAGCAGAACGTGAGCGTGATCGTGAAAAATGGCTGGCGTCAACTATCATTTCGATTGGATAAAGTGATGAATGAGGTCTACAACCACGCCCGTAAGGCATTGGGAGAGGAGGAATGAGTGATGACCTTGTGAAGCGATTGCGCGGCAAAAAGTTAAACTGCACTTGTGCCGCTAAGTCAGCCAGCGAATGTTGTTGCGATACATATTGGCCTGAAAGTTCTTGTGATGAAGCCGCTGATGCTATTGAGCTTTTACAGCGCGAACTAAAGTGTGCGACTGAACTATGGGAGCAGCAAAAGGAACTGGCTTTGGAATATTTGGCTGACATAGTAAAGGCTAATGAGCGGATTGATGAACTAGAGGCAGCGTTAAAGCCGTTCGCGCTAGGAGAGACAGCAATAGAAGCCGGACATAATGCTGCATCAGACGACTATCCTTTGATGCAAGTTGTATCATGTGGCGACCTACGCCAAGCCCGTAAGGTATTGGGAGAGAAGGAATGACTGACTATTCAGACCTTGTGAAGCGATTGCGTCGTGATGGTATTGCTGCCCGAGACACATTGAAATGTGCGGAATTAGCGCCCACGGTTGACCCAGAAGATGCGCTTGAAGCCGCCGACGCTATTGAGCATTTGATGAAAGAAATAGACGTTCTTGATGACCATTGGCGCAAAGATAAAGCGCGAATTGCTGAATTAGAGGCAGCGTTTTATGGCTTTAAAAGATAGTAAAAGAGTAGTGCGTTTATGGATGACCGCCTCTTTGTCATTGCTGGTGTCACGTTGGGCCTGTTGTGGGCTGGCGGGATCACACTCATGACATGGATGGTTTTCAGATGACCGATGAGATTAAGAAAGGGCCTGTCCCAAACCCTGCCGCTATTAATACCGTCAACGGTAAAGGTGGCGCAAACGTATATATCTATGGCGATGACATCGGCGCTCCCGGTCGTGAATATCCAGACAACCCCGGAGTTAAATCTACTCTTGGCTGCGTTAAAGCTGGCACAAATATTACGATTGCCGCTGACGGAACAATTTCAGCAAGTGGTGGCGGCTCAACTGATTGGTCGCAAATCACCAATAAGCCCGCAACATTCACACCACCTATTGCAACGGCGGCTGTTGTCGGCGGCGTAAAGCAGGGAACCAACATTACGATTGGCGCTGATGGCACCATTAGCGCCGCTGGCGGGACGATTGTTCCAGCAACGCCAACTGTGCTTGGCGGCATTAAAGTCGGCACTGGCCTTAATGTTACGGGTGACGGCACATTATCAACGCAAGACGCTGTGCCGGATTGGAATAGCATTATCAATAAGCCAGCCACGTTCCCGGTTGCTATTGCGTCAGCAAGTCAGCTTGGTGGCGTTAAAGAGGGCGCTGGTATTAACATTGAACCAGACGGCACGATTAGCACTGTATCGGCTGCGCCTGAGTGGAATGAAATTCTTAACAAGCCCGCAAGTTTCCCGCCGCCTGTTGCGGCAACCAATGTTCTTGGTGGCGTAAAGCAGGGCAACGGCGTGTCGATTGCGCCTGACGGGACACTTAGCGCAAACATCCAGCAAGTGGATTGGGACATTATTGTTGATAAGCCGATTGCTTATCCTCCAACGATTGCCTCGGAAACTGAGGTTGGTGGCGTTAAGGCTGGCAACAATATCAGCATTGATCCAGATGGAACGATTAATGCGGCTGCGGTGGATCTCCCGATTGCCTCGACCTATTTGCTTGGCGGCGTAAAGATCGGCGCGGGCATTAGCGTTGCAGAAGACGGCACGATTGGAACTGAGGCCAGCGCGCCATATTGGCTGGACATTGTTGATAAGCCAAAAGCATTTCCTCCGACAAACGCAAGTGAAGGTGTTGTTGGCGGCATTATGCCTGACAGCAATTTCTCCATTGCGCCTGACGGCATGATTAGCGCCAAGCCATTTACAGGCCAACCTTTTGCTGCCGTTGTTTATGATGGCTATGGCAAGATTGCAGCGTCAACGACGGCAAGTTTCATTAACGGCAATCTTGTGCTTGGTGGCGTTGCGCCTGTTGTTAAGGAAGACGGCACGTTAGGCGAGACGGTATCGTTTGGCGGTCAGATTACATTGCTTGACCAGACGGGTGCATATCGCGCTGCTATTAAGAACGATAGCTTTGACTATACGCTTCTTCTGACAAATGGCCCGAATGTTAAAGCGGGCTTTATGCCGTTTGTGACGCAGGTTGATAACGTCGATGTGTCGGTTGCTTTTGGCCCAATACAAGACGCTATTGGTTACACGACCAAAGCAAAACTTGGCGTTGTGCAAGTTGGCAACAACATTGACGTTGATGCAAAGGGTGTTGTCAGCGTTAAAACGACAAGCAAGTCAGACCTTGGCCTTGTTAAAATTGGCGGTGGTTTGGATGTTGACGCAAATGGTCTTGTCACGCCAAGCCTTGCAACAACGGCAACTCCGGGCATTGTTCAAATCGGCAAGGGCCTAGAGGTCGATGCAAACGGCGTGATCAACACGACCGATGCTGTTGGCTTCTTAAACCGCAGGGTTTTTGAAAATAACACATATTACGAAAAGGATTATGATTGGACGTTGCCGGAAGGAGTTGAGTATTTCCGTGTGACGGTTGTTGGCGGCGGCGGCACTGGTGGCGGCTGGTCGAATAACGCGAATGAAGGTTCTGGCGGCGCTGGTGGCGGCGGCGGTGCTTATTCTCGCGCAATGTTCTACGGCTACAAGTTTAAGGCTGGTGATGCGTTTAAGGTTCGCGTTGGCTGTTCAAACTACAAAGGATTAGGCGACGGAACTGAAAGTTATTTCCGTCTTGCAAGTAAAGCATCATCGTATCTTTACTGCGAGGGCGGCAAAGGCGGCGAGAGTGGCTATGTGCAAGGCAGTGAGAAGAAAGGCTTCACAAAGCCGGGCGACGGCGGTGTTGTGAAAACCGATGGCTTTGACGGCGCAGTAATGTTCAATCTTGATGCAGTGTCAGGCGGCAATGGTTTGCCGGGACTAAGTGTTACGACGCCGCATGGCCCAAAAACTGTTGGCGGCGCTGGCGGCAGTTCCTTCTTGGGAACATCTGGCGGCACTTTTCCTACCTCTGGTTATGGCACTGGCGCGGGTGGTGCTGGCGAAGCAAACAACTCTGGCGGTGGCGGCGGCGGCTACGTTGGTCGTGGCGGCGTTGTGATTATTGAGTATTAGTCCGATGACGCAGCAAGTCTATATCGGAAACTACTGGCCGTTTTTCTTCTCTGGTCTTCGCCAGTTCCAGTATTCAACAAAGGATGGGGCGGTCGCGCCCTATACCACCAATTTCTACTATGACAGCAATCACAACTCTATGGCGCAGGAAAACTATGCTGCCGATGGAACATTTTTAAATAAATGGTTCATGCAGATTAGAACTGCGTTTGGCGTTGCAGAATGGCGCGACGATTACCCAGACGGGCGTATCGTTGTGATGAACCCGCCAATTGGTTGGGGCAATGTCGAGTATGTTCCCGGCAATTACTACAACAAGGTTGAGACAGACCCTTGGCAATGTATTCCAACAATCATTGCCGAAGCTGAACAAACTGTTGTGTATGAGGAATTGTTGCCTGAGTTTGAGACATGGCAGGGAGACAAGTTCAACAATGTGCTTGTCTTCTCATATGCTCAGAAATGGGGAACAAAGGTAAGTGGCGCGCGCTACTGGATGGCAGAAGGTGTTGGTCCAGTTGGCGTGGCGTTTATCATCCAAAATCCTGACGGCACATTCACAACATGGGAACGGTCTGACGCCAAGGTTGTTGAGTTCGGCGAGCAAGAAAGACGCGACATGCTGATTGCTAAAGCGTCTAAGGAAAGTCTCAAAATGAGTGTGGCTGACTACCTTATGGAGATAGCATGATGCTTATGGCTGTAGTTAAAAAAGGCGTTGCAGCGCCTTGGCCGACTGAGTGTCCTTTCATTAACGAGGTGATTGCTGTCGTTATTGGATGGGTAGTAGGATGATTTATGTGCTGATGCTTTGCACATTCATGTCGTCTAGCGGCGAAGTCTGCGAGGATATTCGCCGCTATTCAACCATAGGTGATTGCGTGGCAGAGGCAGACCGCCTCAAGCCAACTGAGGAAAAGCACAAAAGATATATCTGTGAAGGAAGATTGCGTGGCGGCGTTAGACATTGATGAATACGGACGGAAAATTTACGAGCCTGACGGAAAAATTCTGTCTGAGTATCTTGTCGATCGTCGTCATGTCTCTATTATTCGCGGTCCTATCGGTAGCGGCACTTCTTCATGTAGTTGTATCAAGATTGCTATGTTGGCTGCCGAGCAAAACAAATCACCGCTCGACGGGATCAGAAGATCCCGTTGGGCGATCATCCGAAACAATTATCCAGCTCTACGAAACACAACCGTAAGAACGTGGCTCGATTGGTTCCCAGAAAATCTCTATGGGAGATTTAATTGGGGCAAACCAATGAACCATGTGATGAAATGGGCTGATGTTGAATGTGAAGTTATCTTTCTCGCCCTCGATGACGAGTCAGACATTGCCAAGCTCAGATCATTAGAGTTGACGGGCGTTTGGTTTAACGAGCTTGAATATATTCCGAAGATTATCTTTGACGAAGCGGAAAGTCGCACAGGTCGTTATCCTGCGTTAAAAGATGGTGGCTCTAAATGGTCTGGCGTCTTAGCCGATCTTAACGCGCCTAATGAAGATCATTGGCTTGTTCAAATGACGGCAGAGGTGCCTTATCCTGACGAAGTAGCAGAAGAAGATCGATCATACTGGCCAAGCGATTGGGGATATTATGTGCAACCGCCAGCGTTGGTTGAAGTTTTTGCGGCAGATGGCAAGACCGTCAATGACTATATTCCAAACCCAGAAGCGGAAAATGCGCGGTGGCTAGAAGATCATTTCTATTCTGAAAAACGCCGGGGAAAATCTAAACAATGGATTGATAGCCGACTTATGAACCGCATAACATTTGTGGTTGACGGCGATCCTGTATGGCCAATGTTTAGGAGAGAGACGCATGTTTCACCGCGCGGTCTTGAATATAATCCTTCTTACGCTGTCATTGTTGCTCTGGATTTTGGTCGTCGCCCATCTGCTCTTGTCGCGCAGGAAATCGGGAACAGGCTCTACATCCTACGCGAATTTAGAATGTATGGCGTTGGGGCGGCAACCTTTGCGCCAGCTTTAAAAAGATTCCTCGATCAGCATTTCCCCGGAGCGATGTATCGCTTCACTGGCGATCCAAAGGGCCAAGATCGCGGTCAAGCTGACGAGCGAACAGCCTATGATGTTTTCCGCGCCAATGGCATGAATGTCACGCCAGCGCCAGTTAAAAACAATCATATCGAAACGCGCATCATGGCCGTCGAACAGGCTTTGAATGAGCTGGTCAATGGCGGTCCAAGGATTAATGTCGATCCCATGAATTGTCCTACATTGGTTGCTGGCATGTCCGGCAAGTATCAAATGCGCAAACTGATGTTTGGCGAAGATCCTACGCCTGAGAAAGACAAGTATTCAGACATCTGTGACTGTCTGCAATATATGGTTTTGTTCCTTGGCAATGGCCGAGTCCTTAATGGATCTCACGTTAATTCATTGCCTCGCTATGTCAGGGTGGAAAAAGGCCGCAAGGATTTGAGGAAAATTCACGCATGACCAATGGCAGCAACGATTGGTGCATAGCCTTTTGGCGCAACGCCTCGACATGGTATGGCAAACTAACCCCCGGCGAATTTAAACATGTCTCATTGTTTCGCTATATGGTCGAAACAAACACATGGGTCTATGTCGATTTTGACTTTAAAGGGGTCCATATCTTTTCCGTCCACGGAACAGAAAATGGTGTGGCGCCCATAGCCAAGGTCTTATCTGGCGGCGATTGCGCTATTGTAAGGGCCAATGTCAAAGACAGAGAATTTGTATTTCGTGGCTTTGCTACATGCGTTTCATTTGTCAAACATTCATTAGGATTCAAAAGGTGGTGGGTTGTCACGCCTGACCAGCTTTATTGGGAATTGATTAAAGATGGAGCTGAACATCTAAAGAGTTGAGTGCGTCGATCTTAGCCTGAGCGTTTCATACCCTCCCGCCAGTTAATTTTGGTCGGAGGGTTTTTTCATGGGCGGTGGCGGCGGCGGCGACGGCGGCATGGGCATGATGATGATGATGATGATGCAGATGCAGATGCAACAGCAAATGCAGCAACAGATGGCTCAGCAACAGGCTCAGTTCCAAGCCGAGCAACAGGCTCAGGCAGACCAAGCCGCAGCGCAACAAGCTCAGCAACAAGCTCAGATGACCGCGCAGCAACAGGCTGCAATCCAGAAGCAGGTTGGTCAGGTTCAAGCTGACGTATCATCCGGCACATGGAACATGCTTCGCCAGTTTGGTGCGACCAATTCAATCCTTGGCGCAAACCAGAATCTTGGCACAGTCGCGTCGGGCGTTGCTCCTGCTCAGACGGTTATGCCGCTTCAATCGGCCATTAATTCTGGCGCCATTAATAGCACGACCGGGACGGCCTAATGGCTGACATTTTTGCTATTGAGCAACTAGAGCCTGTCAGAAATAGAGAGATGCTACAGATTGCTGTGCGTCGGCGTTTGGCCGATGCGCGCAAACAAAAAGCTCCCTTTGAGTTTGATTTCCGCGAGGGCTACGTCTTTGCAGCGCCTCATCGCGCCATTACGGTAAATTCATCAAGCCCAAAGCCGCAGGGCAAATGGTTTGACATCCCGCAGATCAATACATCGCTTGGCTTTGAGTTGGCTGGCGACTTTCCAACAGTCATTATCAATACGTTTTTCCCGCAAACCCAACAATGGTTGACGCGCCGTCCGGCTTCATTCGTCCCATTGGATCAGCGGATTATGGTCGAGCGGGCCACGGCTGACGCCGACAAGATTATCTTTCAATCGATCCTTGCCAGCAATTTCTACGCAGAGTGCGGCAAGGCTTTTAATCCAGACCTTGCGCTTGGCACTGTGGCGCTATGGATCGAGCAGGATCATGGATGGAAACCACCTGTCGTTCAGTGTGTTCCTATCCGCGAGCTTGAGATTAATGTCGGTCCTGACGGCAGTATTGACGATCGCTTTGTCGTTCGTCACACGCGCTATCGATATTTAAAAGCTATTCTCCCAAACAATGTCGAGATCCCGCCAAAGGTGGTTGAGCGCGGCGAGCGTGATGAGAATAAATCGTGCGTTGTTGTATGGGGATTCTGGCGCATCTACGATGATAGCGGCGTCGAGAAATGGCAGCACACGATTACCATTGATGGCTTTATTTGCCACGAAGCAATTTTAAGAGGCAAAGGTTCCTGTCCGTTAGTTGTTGCGCGTTTCAACGCTACGCCCGATTGGGCGTGGGGGGTCGGGCCTTTGGTTCAAGCGTTGCCCGATCTCCGTGTCGTTGACGAGCTGGCGGCAATGAAAGTCCGTAACGTGGACTTTGCTTTATCTCCACCAATCTCTTTCCCAGATAGTTCATTCACAAACATTCAAGACGGCATCGAGTCAGGCATGGCTTATCCTATTCGCCCCGGCGAAGAAGGAGCTATTAAGAACCTTTATTCATTCCCGCCATTAGATCCTGCGATCTACATGACGAATGAGATTGAAGCGCGCGTCAAGAAATTGTTCTTCTTGGATTGGCCGCAACAAGACGGAAAGACGCCACCAACGGCAACGCAATGGCTTGATGAAATGACGCTCGCACAGCGTCGTATCGGCACACCGGGTCTTGTGTTCTGGCAAGAGTTTTGCGCTGGCACCTTTACAAGATTCCAATATCTGCTTGAGAAATCCGGCGCTGTCGATCGTGTGACGGTTGAAGGTGTGCGCGGCGAAAAGCATGAAATTGCAATGCTGCCTTACAACCCTGCGATCCGTTCTGCGGAGCAGGAAGAAGTCGCGCTCTTTGCGCGCTTCGCTCAGATCGGCGCTGGTTCATTCCCAGAGGAATGGAAGATGGCGACCGATGGTCAGAAGACCTTGAAGAACATCGCCAACAAAATGGGTGTCAATTCAATTTGGGTTCAGCGCGATCCAAACGAACAAGCTGCGGCTGTTGCGCAAATGCAGAAACTTGTCGGCGCATTGCCGCCTAAGCCACCTGCAATCCCACAGGGCGGTGGTGGACCACCAATGCCGCCAGAAGCGCAAATGCCTCAATAAATAAAGGATCAAAATGGTTTTTCCAGATGATGAAGAACGAGAAGGTTTGAAGCGTTTAGGTCTTTATGCAGACGCTCAATATCTCTCTCAGCTTCTTCTTCGCACACTTCAATATGTTGTTCCGGCTGGATCAGAGGCCGGTGCGTTGGAAAGAAATGAAGGTCGCCGCAGTTTCGCGCTCGAACTTCTAACCTTAATGGAACTTAGAGAACAACCGCATGACAGACGACCTGACGCAGCAGAACTCGCTCGCACCCGCACAAGCGGAATTGCGACTGGACAGCGCGGAATCTCCCGCCGTCTCCCAACAGAGAAGTGAACCACCTTCACGCCCTGCTTGGGTTTCTGAGGAGTTTTATGATCCGCAGCGCGGCGTCAAATATGATGAGCTTGGCAATAAGTTCAAAGAGCTAAATGAGTTTAAACGTCAGCAAGATGAACTTGCTGCAAAGCGCCGCGCTGAAATGCCAGAAGCGCCAGATGGCTATGGTGTTCTTGGTGAGGGCGATGAAGTCCCACAAGGATTTAAAATCGATCCAAGCCATCGCATGTGGAAATTCTTGCAAGAAGTTGCGTTAGAAAAGAACCTTACAAAGTCTGAGTATAAGGACTTAGCTAAGCGTTACGTCAATCTCGCCGCAGAGTCTCAAAAAGATTACATGTCTCAGGTTGAGGCAGAGCGTAAACAGTTGTTCACGGCTCTTGGAGACAACGGCGCGCAGCGCGTTGATGCTGTTAAGGTCTGGTTCAATTCTGCCTTTGGCGAAAAGGTCGGCTCGCAGTTGGCTTATACGCTGCACACGCCAGACATCGTTAAATCATTCGAGAAAATTCAAAAGGCTCTCACAAACCAAGGGGCGTCATCGTTCAATGGTTTGGGGCGCGATGGCGTTGGCGGCGGCGACATCGAGGGTTGGGACAAGATGACGTTCGAGCAACGCTGGGCGGCTCGGTCCCAGCATGACCGCCGTGGTGCTAACTAACGAGGTAAACTGAGATGGCTACTATTTATAGCTCCGTCTCTGCTCCAATTACCCTCTTGGAATATGCCAAGACAATGGAGCAGGACAGCCCAACGCGCATATTCGTGGAGAATATGGCGTCTGAATCTGACCTTATGGCAGCAATGCCATTTCTTCCTGCGCAGAACGGTAAACGCGCCTATATGGACATTGCGAATGTCCCATCGGTTGGTTTCCGTGGCCTTAACACGGCTGGCGGCGAAGCAACGGGTCACTTCAACCTCCGTGAAGAAGACACGTTCTTCGTTGACGAATACGTTAAAGTTGACCGCGCGATCCAAGATCGTCTCGGCCCAGATCACGAAGCTCGTCAGATCAAGCTGAAGACAACTGCTCTTGCGCAAATGTTTACGGCTGCTTTTATTAAAAGCGACAACGATCTGAACCCAACGGCTCCGAATGGTATTCAGTCACGTTGCCTCAATCTTGCTACCAATGCAGGAACGGGCGGCAACCTTCTGAACAATTCTGTTACGGCTGGCGGCGGCCCTCTTTCGCTCGCTAACCTCGACATCCTGTATTGGCTCGTCAACAAGCCAACGCATTGGCTGATGCCTCGCGGACTTATGCCTTATCTCGACGCTTCTGCGCGCGATCCACAGCTCACCAACAACACGGTGACTTACGATCAAGCAGATCCGCTTGGTCGTCGCGTTATGCGTTACAAGGGTCTTCCGATCCTGTTCGGCTATGAGCCTGACGATTCACCTGACATGCTGCCTTTCACAGAAGTTGGTGTTGGTGGTGGCGCTGCTCAGACGGCATCGATTTACTGTGTTTCTTTGCGTGACGGTGGCCTTTACTCAATTGAGCAGACGCCTCTTACCGTTCGCCCAGAGGGTCAGTTGATCGGCGCTCCGTTCAGCTCAACCCACATCAAATGGGACTGGGGTATCGCCCGCGAACATCCTCGCGCTGTCGCTCGCCTTACGTCAATCACCGCTGCAAAAATTGCAGCGTAACAAATTGTAAGGAGACAACGACAATGGCACTTGGTCCTTTTATTGGAAACAACGGAGCGCCAGTTCCGTTTAATCCACCAACGAAAGTCGGCACATTTGATGCGGCTACCTGCTTTACGGGTGACATTACGCCTCAGACGTTTTCGGCTTCTGGCTTCTTCACAAGCGGCGGCAACCCTGTTCAGCTCGATGTTGGTCCGGGCCTGTTCGATGGTTACTTCATCATCGATTGGGTTTCGCGCAAACAGTCGTCTGGCACTGAGGAATACACTGTGTATCTTCTCGGTTCTAACGACCCTAACTTTGCCGCTGGCAATGTTGAGATGTTAACGGTGCAGGACTTTGGCGGGGCTCGCTCTGCAATTTCCCCATCGTTCATCGCGGCTGGCGCTTCTCCGGCTGTGGCTACCGGGGAAACTGATTACATTCCAGTTCTGAACTTCCGTTCTGGTATTGTATATCGTTATATCCGCGCTGGCATTGATCTTAACGGAACAGCGCCTAACGCAGTTTGCAATGCTTGGCTAACTTACGACGCTGGTTAATGAGGACGGACAATGGATAGTGGAAATAACTTCTGGGTTACGGGCTATTACAAAGACCCTGTTAAGGGTGTGGTTCCTGTATCATTGCATGGAATCGATCTTGTTGACGCCATCCGGCGTTTTCCAGATCAGTATAGCAAAACCGAAAACGGCTTTGGTTCTGTAGCAAAAGCTGAAGAAAAGAAGCCGACACCTACAAGAGGTTAATTCTTCTTTACCAAAAAAGAGCCGGGGAGAAATCTCCGGCTTTTTGGTGCGTCGATCTAAAAAATGCCGATGGGTAGTGTTCCCGTCATGGCTAACAATCCCAACATCACCTATCCAGACGCTTATCCTCAACGGCGCGTCTATGACATCAGCGACAAGCTGAAGATTCTTAATGAAGCCCTTATCAATACGGGCAATAATCCCGTAAACATTAATGATGACGCTTCTGACGAATGGCTCGCGGCAAACAATGCCTTTGAGCAAAATGTCCTTTATCTTTTAGGTGTTAGAGATTGGAACTTCTCTACAGAAGTTGCTCCTCTTTTAAGGTTGGGCGATAGTTCTTATCCCGGCTATTCTGATGTTTACGCCAAGCCTGTAGACTGTCTCCAGCTTATCAATGTGTGGCGCACAGACGATCAAGAAAAGCTCGATAGTTGGACAAAAGCATTTGGTCACGCAATGGCAGATATTAGGCCACCTGACCTGACCTATTCCGTCATAGGCGACAACATTCACACCAAAGCCCCGAAGGGCTTGATGGCTAAATACTCGCAGTTCCCGCAAGGGGCGCAGGATTGGTCTACTGGATTTGTTGCATGTCTAAGAATGAAGATTGAGGCCAATCTCTATCGTTCATTAAATGAAGATATGCAAAGCTCAGGGGCGTATGACGGCAGGGCTGAGATGCTTCTTAAAGAAGCGATTGCCCGCAACGCCCAAGAAGATTCACCAAAGGTTATGTTCAAGTCTAAGCTACAACATATCCGCACTGTCCGTAGATTTGGGTGGTATCTCCGTTGAGCGGTAAATCAGAACTCGACATTCAAGTTGATTTTTCTGGCGGGCAGATCAATCAGTCTGCTCGACGCAGGACCGACACTGACGTTGTAAAGCAGGGCGGTCAGACTGTCCTTAACTGGCAGTCAACAGCAACGGGCCAGCTCATTCCTCGCCCCGGCAGAGAGATACTTTATTATACCGATTGCCCGCGCGGAGACTTTATCCGTGTTTCGACGGGCGAAGAATTTACGCTGAGATTTGGGGCTAACAAAGTCGCACTGTTTGATTTGGTCGGAAATTCTATTGCCGTATCAAGCGATCCGACAAAGCTCATATGGGATAATAATACGCTTGACCTTATTACTTGGGCTCAAGCGCAAGATACGATCTTTATTTGTTATCCTCGCATGAGGCCATATCAAGCCGTGTGGGATCGAACGGCGCGCAACTGGTCTTTTTACCAGTTTGCTTTTGACGAAGGGCAGGGCGCCATTAAAATGCCGTTCTATCGCAGGGCGGTTCTTGGTGCTGTTATTTCATTTGATAAGACGACAGGGTTAGCAACACTCACTTGTTCCCAGCCTTATTTCTCGGCTGACATGGTGGGGTCAACAATTTCTATTGTTGGTCAGCAAGTAATTATCAAATCTTTCATTGCCAGCAATAAAGTAACGGCGCAGATAAACTATCAATTGCCGGACAGTATCGCGGTCATCGTGGAGGACACGACGCCATTTCTTCCCGGAATGATTTGCCAGTTTGCGTCTGAGGGGATTAAGTTTGAAGTTGGAACCATTGATGCGACGAACAAATCGATTGTTGGCGTATTAACGTCTCAACTCACATTTGACCCGTTGGCCTTTCCAACAGACGCCACGACGAAGCCTGTTGTGGTTAGCCCTCTTGGTTCATCTACGACAACGGCTGTCCCTGCAAAGGCAGATCCGGGATCTCCGACTGTTCAATGGCAGGAGGAATTTTTCTCAGCCAAAGAGGGTTATCCAAGCAGCGTTTCTTATGACCGTGGCCGTCTGATCTTTACGGGGTTTCCTCAAGCATCAAACGCTATTCTTTGGTCGCAGATCAGTTCTCCGAATAGCTTTTGGATTGATAGCATCGCATCTAATTCACAGCCAGGAGCTGGCGCAGATGCCAAGTCTGCGATCTTTGAGCTTGTGTCTGGATCGTCTGACATATTCTTTGTTGAGGGTTGGCAGCAAGGTCAATTCACTTTTACGAGGCGCGGCGTTTACTTTACGCCTATCAGTCAACAATACCCAATGCAGCCCGGAAACGTGACGTTTGAAAAGATTTCAGACGATGGCGTTTCCAATGTGCGGCCAACAACGATTCAAGACGCCATTTTATTTATTAACGCTGGCCAGAACCGCATTGCCGCTATTCGCCCAACGGGTTCATATACTCGTCCTTTCTTGGTCCAAGACTTTACAGACACCCATACCGACCTGTTTAAAAATCCAACACATATCACAGTTAGAACTGGCGATGGCGTAAGGCCAGAGCGTGTTGTTTATGTTGTGAACCAAGATGGCGGTCTTGTTGTTGGCAAAGCCGTCTTTGATAATGAAAACTTATTTGTTGGCTGGACACCTTGGCAATCCAAAGGGCCAGTTAAATGGGTTTCTGCCCAAGGGCCGAACGTGTTTTACACAGTCGGGAATGTCGGCAATGTTGGGCCTTTTTACACAGTTCAGCTTGAAACTGAGCAGCTATATTTGGATGATGCGCTTCTTATTAATTCAAGCAATGGCAACGCGAATCCACCAACAGGCTATGGCCCGTTTTATAAGTTCCCGACAGGAACAATGGTTACAATTATGGATGGCAATATCGATTACGGCGAGCGGCCTATCGATATAAACGGCTTTGTTGTGTTTAGCCCTAATGAACAATTGCCAAGCCCAACTTTAGTTGGCGGCACATTTGTCGCGCCAGTGTTTGAACCATTTAGCTATTTCCAAAAAGTCGGAGATAGAACAAAGCGCATTGGACTAAATCGCGTATTTATTAACGTGACCAATGCCACAGATTTTACGCTCAACAACAAAGTATTTCCCTGCCAACGCTTTGGAGACGATGGTTCAGCGCAGCCTGTTCTCCTCGATGGCAGTTTCCGTATTCGTCCCTTTGGTCGGGGCTGGCAGCAAACTGTTACAGTAACGAAGCATCGCCCCGGTCCATTTACTCTGTGCGAGCTAACATTAGAGGTATCAAACTAATGGGATCGGGAGCTGACACACAATTAATGTCAGGCTGGATTTCAGCTCAAGGCATTATGATGAACTCGCAGGTCGATGCTGCAAACATTCGTCAGCGTGGACAAGACGCATTATTCCAAAATGAATATGCGGCAGGTCAAGAGCAGTTGGCTGCTCGTATGACAGACCTAAAAGCAACGCAGACTGATTATGCAATGAGGCGAAGAACCGCCGATGACATGGCTAATGCAGATGCAATTATGGCGCTATCTGGAACAGACGATAGCTTAAGCCCGACAAATTATGCTGTGAGAAATTGGTCACAAGGCCAGTCAGATCGACAAATACAACAAGCAAATTGGAACTCTCATATGGACTCTGAGGGTCAGAGATTTGCTGCAAACATGGACATGATTCAAGGTTATAAAGAAATGGACGTTGCCGAGTATAACTCGATAGCGACGTTGGCTTCTGGAAACATGGCTGCAATGGGAGCTTTGCTTCAAGGTATTGCGGCGTCTGATAATGCAAATACAGAAAAAGCGAGTGCTAGGACACAGTCTATGATTGGGTTGGCAAGTAGCGGGCTAGGGTTGATTGGAGCGTTTATCTAATGGCTAATATGCTGAATCTGCCAAACGCAGAAGAAGACAAACCAATCCTTGCTGACGTTCAAGAGCCACAGTTAGAAAATTCTATCTTTCAGCGCGGCGATCTTAAATCAACTGGCGATGGCATGGTTGCTCTCGCTCAGGGCTTGGCTGCTTATGGTAGCGCGCAGACCAACAGAGAAATATCCAGCATCAAGAATAGCGCCTCTATTGGCGAGGCCGCTATGGGCGGTCTTGCTCAGATGGCTGGAAAGTTAAAGCAGAATTTCAAAGAGCAGGGCGGCGAGGATCAGATTGCATATCAGGTAGATCCTGAGTCTGGTCGCATGAGCGCCGTTGGCCCCGGCCAGCCATTTTCTGGCGCCAATGATATGTTCTCAGGCGGCTCAATTGGCGATGATCTTCTTGGCGGATTTTTTAAATCAAGCAGCGGGTCTGGAAATTATACAGCGCCAACTACAGAAGAAGCTGGTCAGCGGCCAGCCAATATTGGCGAGCGTAAACCCGGACAAGTGACAGGCCCCGGCACAGTCGCACAAGCAACCATTGTTGCTGGACCTGCGCAGCATTTGCAAAATCTACAAAACGACCTTCAAGACATTGCAAACGAAAACGCTTCTAATCCATCTGGCTATTTAAAAGCATCAAATGAATATCTGGCTAAACAATATGAACTTAGCACATCCCTTGGCAAGGGCGGCATTAAAGCCTTTGAACATGCGACTAATTTTGCTGGACAGCTTTATCGCGGCATATCATCTAAATACACAGCGCAAAAGCTAAGGGGTGATTACAACGATACGTTAGCGCGCAATGACTCGCTGACAAATGATCTATATAGCACTTCGCGCACTTATGATGATTCCAAGCAAAGTTTTGATGATTGGTTTAGCAATAGCCCGCAATGGAAAGAGCTGAACAATAACGTCGCTGGCATTTCAACAAACCCGGCGCTTAATTCTGATTTTGGTCAGCAAAAAGCCGCTAATTATTTAGAAGCTGTTAAAGACACCGCTCGCCAAGAATATGTAATTGGCAAGGCTGCATCGATAAGAGATGAAAAAGGATATGACGCCGCCTATGAATGGTTAAAAAACGAGACGATTGAAAATAAAAACTCATCGTTGTCGCCTGAGAAAAAGACGACTGCTTGGCGCGCTGGCGTTGCTGAAATTAACGCTCTTAATGAAACGCAAAAAGCAGAGCGATCGGCTGCGGCATCTGCAACGCAAAAGATGATGACTGATTTAAGAAATGGTGGATTTAAAATTATTCCCCATCAAGACATATTAAATATGGCTGCGGCTGCGCGTAAGGCTCATTATCCAGAGGGAGCCTTGGCGCTTGAATCTTTAGCCCGCATTAATAATAGCCGAGACGTTCAGACTGCTTTTCAGTTGCCAGCCGTTAAAGCCGTGGAAACATTGTTTGGCCCCGGCGGAAAATCTATTGTTACATCGACTGCTAAATCAAACATAATGGACACAGCCCATAAAAATGGGATGATGAATTATAATGAGTTTAAAGATAAGTTGATTTTAGAAAAAGGAGCCACGCCTCAAGAAAGAAACCTATACGACGATCATCTTGAAAACCTTTGGGGCAATGGCGGCATCGATAACCCAGACGGTTCTCGTTCGACAATTGAACAGGCAATTGTTCAAAATCCGGTAGATGGCAAATTTTACAATGTGCCGACCATTTGGAATGGCAAAAGGCACACTGAGACTGAGGCGCTTAATAGGGCTTATGCAAAAGGCATTGAGCGTTATCCATCAAGCGATGATCCAAAGGCTTTGGATGAGCGTTATTTAAAAGACATTCATCCATATTTTGACCAAGACGTTCAACGCTATAGAGGTGAAAAACAATCTCGGCCTTATATGTTTCCAGACCAAACTGGCGGCTTTGGCTCATATAAATCTGGAGATATTCCATTAAGTGGATCTGCTGCTCACTATGGCGAGTCATATGTTGTTGGCGGCATGAAGCCTGAGTTTAGAGATAGAGTTGCGGCAATGATGCGCGCCGCTAAAGCTGAAGGTGTCCCGCTCTCAATTCATTCCGGCTTTAGAAGCCAAGAGCATCAAGATAGATTATTTGCGCAATCAGATGGCTCTGGACATTGGGTTGCTAAACATTCTCATCACACCAATGGAGATGCGGCAGACCTTTCCGGCGATCTAAATTGGGCGCAAAGAAACGCTCAGCGTTTTGGTCTTCACTTTCCTATGTCATGGGAGAAGTGGCACGTTGAGCTTGAAGGGTCGAGGGGCCAGCAACAATACAGCTATTCGCAAGGCCCCGTATCTAACAGGTCTGTTGCCAATGCTATCTTTGGTCAAGAGAGCGGGTGGAATCCTAATGCAAGGACATCCGTTAATGGCGCCCACGGCATAGCGCAGATTACGCAAGGCACCTTTAATCAGTTTGCGCAGCCCGGAGAAAACATCAGCAACCCTGAGCATAATGCTCGCGTTGGTCAGCGTATTATCGATCATTATATGAAAAAATATAATGGCGATGTTTCTCGCGTTGCTGTCGCTTATTTCTCAGGCGAGGGCAACGTGGCTCCTATGGGCTACGCTCAGCCATACAAAGAAGATAAGAAAGACGGTAACGGCAAATCCGTTTCTGGCTATGTGACTGATGTTATGGGTCGTCTGTATCAAGACAGATCCGGCTATGGAGCCAACCAAGGTTCTTATATGCCAAGCGGCCCATCTGGACCGTCGCCCATGACTGAGCCAATGAATACGACATATGCTGGACCAAGTTCAGCAATTCCATTTACAGTCGATGAAATGGCCCACAATATGTATCTTGGGTCTGACTTTGTGAGAGATAAAGTCAACGATCTGAATACAGAAGCAGGAACATTAAAAGGTTTATTGCCGGGGATTGAAGATAATTTGCGTAAAGGAATTGCCCCAGATCAAGAAATGGTCGCATCAGTTATGCAATTTGCAAAAGCATATCCAGAAAAGCTGCCCGGAGTTTTTGAAAAGCTGTCAGCTATTTCTGAAGCATCTCAAAATGTTTGGAAACTAAACGGCAAAGACTTAAACCAATGGCTAGATCAAACTTATGAAATGGCCAAGACAAGCCCAGACCTTAGAACACAAATACTTGCAAAAGAAGCCAAGGCGCAGTCTGAAGCAGCTTTAAAATTGCAGAACGATGATCCTTGGGAATACGGTTATCGATCTGGCGTATCGAAATCCAAACCAATTAATTGGGCTGAAGCAACAAACCCACAACAGTTTGGCGCTCAAAATGCTGGTCAGGTTATTGGGACAGCAATGGATCAGCGTAAACAATTTGGTGCTGCTCTTAAAGAAAAGATCGGCACTGGAAGTTTAATGGAATATGTTTATCCAAAAAAAGATTTAGATGCTCTAGCAGATACGCTTGACAATGCCGATGGTTTACAGGTTTCGGAAATACTTGGCGGGATTCAAGCCAATGTTTCTAGTCCGCAGGAAATGGCGCGTATTCTTAGCAATAAGAACGTAGTCAAATCATTGTTTGGTTTATCAAAGTCTGACGATATTAATCGTGCTTTGCCCGCAAACAAGTTCCTTGATTACGCCCATGATATGGGGCCAGTTGTTTTTAGTGGGAACTTTGGCGAGAAGTCTGTAAATGACATCAAAGCCTTTATGTATAATGCTAGATATAATTCTGGGAAAACCGCTGTTGAGCTTCAAAATAGCCAGCGTGAATTAAATACAAGCGATCCTGTTTATCGCGCAAAAGAAAGAGAGGCAGCAAAGGCCGCTCTTGATTTTACGCCAACCAAAGTAATGTCTTATCTTAAAGACAACAAAGCTATTGAGTCTATGTCAAACGATAGCTTTTTTCATAATGTGGCAAAAGATTCTCCAGTTTCTCCAGACAAATTCAGCAAAGAAAGTGGCGAAAATGCAATGGTTGATCTTTTCCGTAAACGATACATCAGCGCATATGCCAACAATGCAACAGATAAAGGCGCTAAGGAAATAGCGGCAGCTTATGTTGGAGACTCATTTAAAAGATCATCTTTTAATGGCGGTCGTTTGCTATGGAACTCTCCTGAGAATGTTTACGGAGAACATCCAGAAATGCTTCAGCCTTTTACGCAAGGGCTTAACAAGTTTGTGTTTGATAATGCGATGAAGCAAAATATCAGACTTGATAACAATGCTATCTTTACGCCGCAAATGGCGGCTGGATCTTCCGGAACATTTGGATTTGGCGCAAAGCCCGGAGCTTATCTTTTGTCCGACAAGCAAACGGCAAATGAGCGCATCGACATGAAGAACCCAACATACATGATCCAAGTCAAGGACGTTGATGGCAAGTGGCACCTGCTTTTAGATCAAAACAAGAAGCCATTGCGCTATGGTCTTCCTAATGAGAGCGCGCAGCAACAGATGCCTGTTCCAAACTTAGGTCAGTAATATGGATGAAGAAGAAAATGTATCTCTGCCTGAGTCGCCAACAGCGTCAGGCAGTTCAGCAACTCCTGACATTAATGAGCGTGTAGAGAATGAAATTTCGGCGCGTCAGGTAGAAGAAGCGCCAGCATTAAATCCATATCAAGTTGCTCAGGCTGATGAGCCGCAGTCTCAACCAGAAACTCAAGATAATGTTATGTTTACGCCGCCAGATAATTCGCGGCAAAAAAGCATTGAGGCGACACGGCAACAAATTGCTGAGAAATACCCAAACCAGACTGTAGCGCCTCAACCACAGCAACCAGCGCCAGCGCCTCAAAAAGCGCCAGAGGCTCCTAAAGATTATACGACTTGGGATTACCTCAATGCCCTTTGGCATGAGAATGATTTCTATGTTCTCTACGACACATTGCGCGATCAATATAACAATGGCGCCATTGATCGCACACCTGACCCTAACTTTAATCCCATTGAGGCAGCTCACGGAACATGGGCTGAAGGTAAGTTAGATCAGCTCGTCAATTTGCATAACAGGTCTGAGTTCGACAGCTTCATTGCCGAGGGGCAGGAGCATATCGATAACGACAAGATATTGGAGAGCATGGGTTGGTCTGGGGTTCCTGTTAGGTTTCTAAACGGGATGGTTAGTCCGGCGGCTGTTATTCCCGGCATGATGGGTCCAAAGGCTTGGTCGCTAGGCGCTAAGATGGCACTAGGCGGCGCTGTGGCCGCTGGCGCTATGGAGCCTTGGTATCGCGCCAATGATCCAACGCGCACCAATGAAGATTCATTAATGGCAATATCTGCCGCCGCTGTGGGATCTGTCGTTTTAGGCAAAGGGTTGGCCTATGCCGGAGAGAAGCTGGCCCCCGTCATAGAGCGCATAAAACAGGCGCGTGGTGAGGCTGAGCCTGTTCTTGGAGATGAGGGCAGGAATGTTGTTGTAAACCCTCCTGAGAGCGATTTTACGGCCTATTCCAGCGACAATCCATTTGGGCCAGAAGCTCCTGCCGTCACGCAAGATATGAAGATGCTGAACGGCGAGAAGGTAAAGACCGATGGAGAGAACCTTGCACCGCCAGTAACGGGCGAGATGAACGGCGTTAAGGGCGGCATCGAGGTCGCGCCAGAGACGCCAGAGCCTAAAAAAGCATGGGTCTATTCTGAGTATAAAGGCGAGCAGCCTCAGACAAAGGCCGATGAGATATTGCAGGGCAGGGAGCTTGACCATGCCACGGTCGGGCCAAAGATGCTTGAGCCTGTTTACGACAAGGCTGGTCAGATCATTGAAGGTATAGCGAGGACAAAGGCTGGCGGCATTGTTGCCGACATTGTTACGCCTCTTGGCCGCATGTCTCATGTTGTTGGCAATAGTATTGTTGGCAACATAATGGAGAACAGTCATTCAAAGGTTGCTCGCGCAACTTTGCTTGACATGGCAGACACGGCAAGACGATCGGCTAACCAGCAACTTGGAGAGCTGAGAACCTTAAATGGCGGTTCGATTGAAGTTGAAAAAGGCATGGCTCAAGACATTGAGCTGTATAATTCAATCAGAGCTGTTGACGAGGCTTATGCCGAACATCGGTTTGGCAGCGCAGATAAAGAGCCAACATTAAGAATAACGGGGTCTAATTATTGGGGCGTCACCCCTAAGCCCGCCGAATCTTTATCATATGAAGAATTTAATGATCGCGTCTTTAAGGCTCTCAACATGGGCGACAAAGACGTAGGAGCTGTCAGCCCAGAAGAAGCATTGCCGCAAGTTGAAAACGCTGCAAAGGCTGTCAGAAAAATCTTTAGTGATTGGCAGCAACGCGCTCAAAAAGTCACGATGAATGACGGGTCTAAGCTGTTAGCTGATGAGCTTGGTAGCCCTATGGGTGCAGAAACATATGCGCCGCACATATACGACCCTGTAAAAATCGATAAAAACCCTACTGGTTTTATTGATATGTTTTACAAAAGCCTCAAGTCTCAACATGAGGCTCAGGTCGCATCGCGTGAAAAGATCAGCCTTTATCATAACGCATTAAAATCATCTGATGAGTTTATCGAGACATTAAACAAAATCATCGATGGTGGTCAGGAAAATCTCGACAAGCTCGCTATTCAGCAAGAAGAAGTCAGGCGCTTTAACAAGTTTGCCTATGCGCGATCGGCTGATCTAAGCGCGCCGATTGATACAGCTCGCGCTAATGTCAGGAAATTAACCGATTCTATTCAGCCGCAGCTAAATAAACTTGAGGCTCTTAGAACAAAGATTGGCGCTGAGAAAGACAGTCTACCTCATATCAAAGAAGTAGAGAGCCAGATATTCGATCTCATCAATGCAAACGCTAGACTTAAAAACACCAAGTCTGCGTTTGAGCATGTTGCTGGCGCTGAAGATTTAGTTAATCACATTGACTCTTTAATTGAGTCAGCAAAGGGCGGCATTAGAGGGGCGTCTGAAAATGCCAAGCTCGCTAATTCAATGCCAGATGCGGCGACCTTAAAAGCGTTAAGGGCTCAAGCTGCAAAGATCAGAAAAGAGATTGCGCCTTATACCAAGGCAATCAAAAAGAATAGAAACGACATAACAAACCTTATGGCTTCTCGCGGCGATCTCGCCAAGGGTGGCGCTGTATTTGAGACTGAGATTAGAAACCGTGGCAATACATTGGCCAATAAAGAGTCGGCCCATATTGCTACAGTTGATGAGGCTAAAAGAAAACTATCCGAGGAAATAGGCCACAACAACAATATGCGCGAGTTGCTTGAAAAGCATGTCGGTGAATGGGTTGGCAAAAGCAACAAAGAAGCAAAGGCAGCTTTGGCTGCAAGAGCTGAGGCCGAGGCAGAGCGTAACGCAAAGATCGAAGAAGGAACGTATCAAGGTCGCGGTGAGCGTCTTACGACTGCTGACCAAGCCGTGGAATCTTTTGCTCGTCGCGTCATGCGCAGAACAGACCTCGATCTAACTGGCAAAGAATTAGACAATAATCTTCTAAAACAAGCCAACGAGATTGCTGACGATATTAGATATTCATCTAATAACCGACTTAACTATGATGGCGACAAAGCAAATCATGGCCCTGTGTATCAAGCAGATCCAGAGCTGCGCGGCGGCTTTAGGGGTAGAACTGTTCCAATTCCTTTCGATCAAAAATCTAAGTTTCTAAAGTCAGACATGCGCGACGTTATGGCGTCATGGTCAAGGACTGTTCCAACTGACGTTATCTTTGCTGAAAAAATGGGTAGTCTTGATCTCGCTGAGAGAAAGTCTCTTATCGATAATGAATACCTCGACCTTAAAAGAGCGGCAAATCAACGCTTAGAGGACGGTGAAATAAGTAAAGAACAACATTTGAGGTTGATTAATAATTATTCCGCACAGCAAAAGATCGACAAAGATCAGTTGACTGTTGTTGCTGAGCGGTTGCGCGGTATTCATGGCTATACGCCTGACATGACCACCAACATGGCCGCTGGTTTTGCCAGAGACATGCAGAGCATTTCTACGGTTGCGTCTCTAGGTCGCGCCGTTCTCTCCTCAGTCGTTGACGCTGGCGGCGCTGCGTCATTGCGTTGGGGTCTTGGCAACGTATTTAAACATCAATACTTCCCAATGATTAGAGCTTTGGCTCAAATGAAGCCGGGGATGTATGACGCTGAAGTTCGACGCCAAGCAAAAGAATTTGGTCTTGGTATAGAAACGGCGATGACCCTTATGCGGGCTCAGTTGCCAGAGATTGTGCAGGGTCCGGGCAATCCTTTTTCCAAGTCACTTGCCTATGGAACAAGCCGCTACATGATCCTCAACGGTCTAATGCCTTGGACCGATGCGATGAAATCATGGGGTGTTACTGCGGCAACGCGCGTCTTTGGAGAGGCCGCGCAGCGTGTCGCTAATGGCGCCCATACCGCAGAGGACTTGCAAAGACTTTTTGACGCCAACATTCCGGTTGATGTCGCCAAGGAAATTGGTCGCCAGTATGAGAAACATGCTGCCGACAATCTCAACATTGGCTTTAGGTTCGCCAATATAGACAAGTGGGACATGACGCCAGAGGCGCAAGAAGCCAAGCGTTATTTTAAGATGGCGATGCGCCGTGAGGGTAACACGATTGTTATGACTCCGGGGGTTGCTACAGCTCCTATCTGGACAAGCCACAAACTGCTCGCTCCTGTGTTCCAGTTCAAAAGCTATGCTTGGCGCGCACATGAAATCATGGCTACGTCGAACATGCAGAATCTTAATATGAAGCTGCTCGGCGGTTATTTATGGGCTGGCGGCTTAGGGACATTAGCCCTTTACTTGCAGAAGATGGATCGAGGCGAGGAATTTCCAGATGATCCAATGCAGGTCATCAAAGAGGTTTCCGATCTTGCGTCATTTGCGCCGATCTATAGCGACATCAACAAGCAGTTTTCATCTGCAACAAATGGCAGGTTAGACGCTTGGAGATTGGCTGGCGTTGATAGCCCATATATGCGCGCTGGCGATAGGACACAAATTCAAGCTGTAATGGGTCCAGCCTTTGGTCTTGTTGGCAATGGTATTAATGCTGCGATAGATGCGGCGTCAGGAAACGCTACTGGCTCGACGTATCACAATCTTAGAAAGATGATGCCGGGGCAAAATCATTTCCTTGCTTGGCCTTTGTATGATTTAGGCGAAGCTGCGGCGGTTAGTGGCGCAGATGTTAAGCCGACTAAGAAACAAAAGACCATGATGGAAAATTGGGGCTATTAGTCGGTGCGTTTAATCTGGGGTGAATGACTGCTTTTTTGTCTCGGTAATCAAGAGAGAGAAGCATGTCCTTACCACCCGTCCCGCCAGTAGCAGATGCCGACCGAATTGCTGTTTACACGAATACGGGACCAGTTTCTTTTGTTGATGTCCCTTATCCAGTTTACGGCGGTGCGGAGGATCTTCTCGTAAGATTTAACGGGTTGGATCAGAACCCGAATGTTTGGACTTTATCATCTAAAAGCGGCCAAGACCTTGCATCATTACCGCAACCATTAACTGATGCGCAGATTAATTTTGTCTCTCCGGTTCCAGCATTTACAAAAATTGAAGTTGTCGGCGTCATACGCCCTCGACAACTTGTTATGCCGACTGCTTCTGGCATATCGCGCCGTGAATATAATTATGAAAACGGTTATGTCGTCACAGCGTTGCGCGAAGCCTATACGCGCATAAACAATATTCCCGCTGGACCACCCGGACCACAGGGCCCGCAGGGAAAAGACGGATTAGTTGGGCCGCAAGGCGTCCAAGGATTGCAGGGCCAAGACGGGCCGCGCGGCGAGCCGGGCGAGGTCGGACCAGAAGGAGCGCAGGGAAATTCTGGACCTCCGGGCCAAACGGCAGATTTACGTTTTGCGGTTGCTAATAAAACTCCAAGCGATCTTCCCGCTGATGGCTTAATTCCAAAGAACTTTGATAGCCCCGGTATTCCTCCGCAGGATGTTCAATTCAGACCCGGAGAAGCTGTCGTCTTTGGTGCGGCATATAATTATCATGTCTATTCTTACGTTGGCGATTTAATCAATCGCACGACTGTTACCTTTAAAGCTGGCGATGCGCCGTCAACATGGGCAAACCTTGGCGCTGTTGCTGGCCCGCAAGGTGTGCGCGGACCTAAGGGCGAGACAGGGCCTCGCGGATTTGACGGACAGGTTGGGCCGCAGGGTGTGCAGGGATTGCAGGGCGTTGCTGGTCCCGCTGGTGTTCAAGGACCGCCCGGAGAGTTTGCAACGGTAACGGGTAGTTTCTCTACTGCCACGCCGTCAGAATTGCCGCCAAGCGGATTAATCCCTGCTAACTTTGATGGCCCCGGTAAACCGCCGAAGTCATATCAAGTCGCCTATAATGATGGTTTGATCTACACGCCAACGGGCGACATCTGGGTTTATGTTACGGCCAATGAATATAACCTTTCTGGTTGGGTTAATTCTGGTCATGTGCAAGGACCGCCCGGCCCCGCTGGCGAGCCGGGAATACAGGGTGTTCGTGGTCCCGAAGGGCCTCGCGGAAATGATGGCGCAGATGGCGCTCCCGGAGACCCCGGCGAGCGTGGTCCTCCCGGCGAGCAAGGAATACAAGGCCGGGACGGTGATCGCGGTCCTCCCGGATCTACAGGCCAAGCTAAGGGTGAGTTTGTTAATCGCACACCTGACGAGCTGCCAGCCAATGGTTTAATCCCGAAAGACTTTGATGGTCCCGGTAAACCTCCGGCTGATATTCAGTTCGCCGCTAACGATGCGCTTATTTACAACGGCACACAGCAACCACAGAATACTGGCAATCTTTATATCTTCACTAATAGCCCCGGTTTTGAGGTTGATGGCTGGATTAACGCTGGTCGTATCGTTGGCCCGCAAGGAAAAGAGGGACCGCAGGGCGTTGCTGGGCCGCCGGGAAAAGACGGCGATGTCGGAGAGCGCGGCCCGCAAGGAGAACCCGGCCCGCCCGGAAAAGAGGGGCCTGTTGGCCCAGAGGGACCGCCTGACGTTAATTCATTAAAGAAAGACGCAAACCTTTCTGACTTAACCAATGCTGGCCTTGCGCGTGAGAACCTTAATCTTGGAACTGCCGCGATATTAGATGCTGGCGAGCTGCCGAACAATGTTGTGCAATTAGATGAAGCTGCGCGTCTTCCCGCAGTTGATGGCTCGTTGCTGAAAAACCTTCCCGGCGGTCAAGGCGGTGGCGGTGGTGCAACTGGCGCTGGCGGTGATGAGGTGTTCTTCCTCAACGATCTTGTCGTCGCGCACTCATACATAATTCCTGACAGTAAAAACGCTGGCACATTTGGGCCTGTGAAAATCAACGATGGCGTTACGGTTGAGATACCGAGCGGCAGCGTTTGGACAATCATTTAAGAGGCGGCAATGGTTAGCGCGGTTGGACTTGTAAATGCACAGGGCGGCAAGGCGATACTTGTATCAAATGATAGCCCGAATACGACAACTGTTAAGATGCCAACCGTTAGCGGTGAATTAGCCATCGTTGGCGTTACGACTGGTATTCCAAGCGGCACTGTTGTTTTCGGAGCGTATCCAGCTGCGCCTGACGGTTGGTTAATATGCAATGGGTCATCTCATCCTATTGCAACATATCCTAATTTACATGCTGCAATCGGCAATACGTTTGGCGGCGATGCAACAAACTTTAATGTCCCAGATTTGCGCGGCGAGTTCATACGCGGATGGGATGATGGGCGCGGTGTTGATCCCGGTAGAGGTTTTGGTTCAGCGCAAGGAGACGCGATTAGAAATATAACGGGTAGCGTTGGTCAGCAAAGTAACAGAAATTGTTTTGATGGCGGCACAGGAGCATTTTATTTAATTGGTGGTGGCAACTCTGCGGCGGCAGAAACAGCTAATCCTTCGCCTAATCTTCTTGAATTTGACGCTTCTCGCGTTGTTCCAACTGCGCCAGAAAATAGGCCAGTTAACGTCGCCCTTCTTCCCATCATTAAATACTGAGGTTCACAATGGCTGTCACACTAAGCGGTAGTGGGATAATTGGGCGCGATACCCAGCAAAACATAAAGCTGAATGGCGATGGTTCTGTCGTGTTTGAGGAACCTTTGCCAACACAGTTTTATCATTCGCCCACGCCAATAGATGCTTCGCAGCCTTTTAATGGAATATCGCCTGACGCGCGCATGATAAGCGTAAGTTTGTTTGACGTTGCTCATCCGTCGACTGCGTTTTGTATTCAGCTTGGGTTTGATGGAGGGTTTCTAAATAATAATTATAACTGCGTATCTACATTTTTTGCTGACGGCCTCGGAAGTGGATCTGGACAATTTTATCAAGGAATAGCGTTTTATGGATTTTATCAGTTTCCCCTTGCTGGAAATGTAAGGTTTGAAAAATTTGAGGCCAGCACTGTTTGGGCCGCAAGTGGTCTTGTTACATGCCACACAAAAGTCGCCAATGTTGTTACAGCGGGCAGGGCATTGATGGGCGCGGTAACAAAGCCAACAAATAATTACAGTATTCGCGTTGTCGGCGTTGATGGTTCTACTCAATGCACTGGTCAATATAGCGTGATCTGGGGGCTATAATGTCTGAACTGCAAACCACAATCATCAAACATCCGTCGAGCCAAGAAAACAATCTGACGCTTAATGCAGATGGCTCTGTTGATTTCTATAGCCCTACAAGCGGCGGCGCTGCCCCCGGCGCTGTCATGTATTACGCTATGCAAACGCCACCTGCCGGATGGCTGGTTTGCGATGGGTCGTCACATCCGATTGCAACTTATCCAAACTTACATGCCGCTATAGGCGACACGTTTGGAGGTGACGCCACAAATTTTAACGTCCCGGATTTACGCGCAAACTTTATCCGTGGCTGGGATGATGGAAAGAACGTAGATCCTGCGCGCGTGTTTGGTTCATTCCAAGATGATGCTTTTGAAAGTCATGGTCACGGCGTTAATGATCCCGGTCATGCTCATCATAAAGCGTCTCAATCTGGCAGTAACGGCGCGAACAATGATCCTGACTATATAGCGTGTGGCATTTATGCCAACGCATATGGAGAATTGTTTACTCGCGGATCCGACACAGGCATTTCAATAGCCGTAAATGGCGGTAATGAAACGCGCCCCAAGAACGTCGCCTTGTTGCCCTGCATAAAGACCTAGCATGATTGATCTCGCCGTCTTCTTTTCCGCTGTCCGTAAGACGTTATTTCCTAACGGCCTGACTAAGGGTCAGGTCGATGGGATGGAGCGGATCATTAAATGTTGGGAAGATGAATATTCAAAAAACAGATGGAAGATCCAGCTCGCAGAGTTGGCGTATATTCTGGCAACAATCTATCACGAAACTGGCAAAGTTATGCGCCCCATAAAAGAGGGCGGTGGCCAGCAATATCTAAGGTCAAAGAAATATTATCCCTATATTGGCGTCGGCCTTGTTCAAGTAACATGGGCTGCAAACTGGAAACGATGGGGGATTAGCTCAATCGAGGATGGATTGAGCTGGCCGATTGCTTTGCGCGCCACGTTTGAGGGCATGGCAGAAGGGGCTTTTACTGGCAAGAAATTGTCCGATTACATTGGCAATGGCCGCAGAGATTACGTTGGTGCGCGCCGTATTATTAACGGCACAGATCGCGCTCAATTGATTGCTGGCTACGCTGAGAAGTTCCGTGAGGCGCTATTAGCTGCCGAGCAAAAACAACCAACGCCAGCGCCAGTTCCAGAAGCGGCGACGGCAGATTTCCGCGCATGGTTGTTGGCTGCGTTGCGTGAGGATGAGGAAGTAAGAGAGGCGATCCTTGCGCTGGTTTATCCAGGCGAGGAACTCACTGACGAGCCAAATCAAGTATCGGAGTTAGATCCAATGGATGAGCCTCACGATGAGTATGGCCCAGAGATGGCCTATGCCGACAATGATTATGGTTCTGCGTAGCGTTGTCGCAGCTGCGTTATTATTTTTTGTTACAACACCCGCATATAGCCAAGCCAACAATAACGCTGCATCGACAAATAACACTAGCACGACTGACTTAGCTGTTAATTCTGGGGCAAACGTAAACCAACCATCAGTCAGTATTAGTCGGATACCCAGACAAGCCCCCGGCGCGATAGCTCCTGGCATGGCGGTTAGCGCCGTTGAAACCTGTCTCGGCAGCATGACCTTTGGAGCCAGCACTATTCTTGGCGGCGTTTCAGTCGGTATCCCAATGGAGGATAAGCAATGCACAAACCGATTAAATGCCAGAATGTTAAGCCAGCTTGGACAGGCAACCGCTGCTTTAGTCCTGCTGTGTCAGGGGCGTGATGACATTACACGTGCGTTGGCAGCGGCGGGGCTTTTCTGCCCTACTATTGAAGCGTCAGAAAAGAAACTCAGCGATCATCGCCAAACTGAATACATGGGCGAGATAGCAAAATATATAAATGAGCAATCAAAACAGCAAATAGAAGAACAGGCAAAAGAAGCTGCGCAAGAACAAGACACAAGAACTGATAGCGAGAAAATAGAAGATTTATTTTACGATAGCCAGGGAAACGCATTTAAAGCGCAACAGTTTCCCTCAGACAAACATGCCAGATCCGCTGGGGCAATCAAGTCAGATAGTGGAGAATGGGTTGTCCCAGTTTTCACTAGCCGGGGAGGGCGGTAGTTCCCTCTAATTTAAGGAGTATGGACATGAAATATCTTGTAACCCTGGCAGTTGGGTTGACTGTCGCTGGTGCTGCTAATGCACAGCAATTTACGGCCCCTGCGCCTGTAAACGCTGGCTCTGGCGCTACTGGTGGAAATTTCTCCAATGGTGGAAATTTCACATCAATGGGCGGTGGCATTGTTAATCTTAACTCTGCTACTGCGCACCAAGGTTCGGCTGGTGCTGTTGGCACGTCCAACAACACGGCGTCTCTGACGGGAAATGCTACTGGTAACATTACTGGCAGCATGACTTTTAGCGGCTCCAACACAAACAGCGCCAACAACTCCAACAACGGAACTTGGTCGCAAACGAACACTGGGTCGCTTAACGGCACACAGAATACGACTGTTGGCAATACGACTAACCTGAGCGGGAGCGGCACTAATTCCGCTGGCGCGACGGGATCGACAAGTCCTGCGTCAATCACTGGAAGTAATAGCAGCACGTCTGCTACGACAACCAATGGCACAACGGGCCTGACGAGTGGTCAGACACAGAACACGGCTCTGAACAATACGTTCGGCGGCTCGTCAACTGGTGCTGGCACACAGACGTTTTCCGGCAATCTTAACGCTACGGGTAGCGGCACTGTATCTGGCTCAACATCATCAAATGTTGTTGCCAGCGGCCCAGGCACGATCCAGGGCGTTGCTCAGAATACGTCTAGCGTATTTGGTGGCGGTCAGGGAAATTACGGAACCGGCTTCTAATAATGGGAGGGGGGAGCAATCCCCCTAACTCTCATGGACAAACCACAACCACCACGCAGAAACTACCCGACAAGCTATCCAGAACCTACCCGGTATGACCAGGATAGTTATCCACAGGTTAGCAGCGGAACTGTTAATACCGTGGCGGGCAAAGTCTTCGAGGCTTATCGGATCAACCCGGTCATGATCGCAATGATCGTCTTGTTGCTCACAATCCTTGGCGCGCTCGGCTGGTATATGATGCGCAATGATGATCGCATCTATAGCTATATCGCGCTGCGTGATACGCGAGAGAGAGACTTAAATGATCGCCTCATCGAAATGGCTTTGAAGTGTCGGGATCAGCCCGCAGACAAGTCCGCATTTCCTCAACCAAACTTTCCTAATTTAACTGGCGGCGGCAAAGCATTTGAGAATAACAGCGCCGGATCTAAGCGTTAAAAAACAATGAGTGATGGTTACTTCCCAAGCTGTATACGAGGGTTCGATTCCCTTCGCCCGCTCCATAAAATCAATCACTTAGAAAAATCGTTCCGTCCAGTTCCGTCCGGTTGACGCCGGAACGATTTTACCCATTAGAAAGAGCGAGTCTTAGCT